GTACCCCATCGAGTTTCGCGGGGGTCTTATCAGCAACCTAAGTCCGTTGCAGCACGGCAGTGCCGCTCCGGGTTCTGCACGTAACCTCATCAATTTCGAACCGTCTACAGAAGGCGGCTATCGACGTATAGAGGGATTTACCAAGTTTAACTCGAATGTTGTTACCGGACAAAACAACGTCTTAGGTGTGACGTTTTTTAGAGGTAGAGTAATAGCTGCACGCGACCAATCCAGTACTAATCCTAAACTTTTTGCAGGCGCAGCCGGATCAGGAGCGTGGACAGACCTGTCAACATCTTTGACACTTGGGGCAAACACTAGCCGTGTACGTTTCTGTAAGTACAACTTTGACGGCAACGACAAGCTCTTCATTGTTGATGGCATAGGCTACCCCCTGATACTTGCAGGAGTCACTGCTTCTGATCTCTCGCAGCTTTCTGGGCCGTCAGACTTACAGGGTGCCACACACGCAGTAGAATTCAAGGAACATATCTTTGCTGCAAAGGGCGAGAACCTTATCTTTTCTGCGCCATTCGAAGATGATGACTTTACAGCAGCTTCCGGCGGTGGTATAATCAACGTAGGCAGCACTATAACAGACTTAATAGTTTTCCGTGAACAACTTATCGTTTTCTCTGAAGACCGTATCTCACGTATCGTAGGTAACAGCATTGCAGATTTTCAGATGCAGCCTATCACGGATAACATAGGTTGCGTCGTAAACGATACGGCACAAGAAATATCTGGGGACGTTATATTCTTAGGACCAGACGGATTACGTACGGTTGCAGGAACAGAGCGTAACGAAGACTTTAACTTAGCGTCAGTGACTAAGCCGATACAAAAAGAGATCGTTGCTCTCACATCCGGTAACACTTCTTTTTCATCCGTAACGATTAGAGAAAAGTCCCAGTATCGTATCTTTGGATTTGCATCGACAACGACAGCGGCAGCATCGAAAGGCATTATAGGCACCCAAATACAGGGCGAACAGGGCACGGGACTAAACTGGGCCGAAACGACGGGAATAAAAGCGTACGTTGCAGACTCGACATACACAGGCAAAGCAGAGACTGTGATTTTTGCAAACGATGACGGGTACGTATACCAAATGGAGTCTGGCAACAGCTTTGATGGCTCGGACATTACGGCAAGTTTTTCTACTCCTTACTTTCCTATTTCAGACCCGCGAACACGCAAGAGCGTATACAAAGCCACTATTTACACTGATCCGCAGGGCACAGTTAACCTCGACTTCAACATGAAGTACGATCTTAGCGAAACAGGGGTTATTGAACCGGCGACGATCAACCTAAGTAACACATCTAGTTCTGCGGGTATCGCTACTTTTGGTGATCCTGCAGCGATATTTGGAACATCCACTTACAGCGGAGAATCTCTCCAGTCTATATTCGACACACAAACACAAGGTTCCGGATTCACTGTGTCTCTACAATTCGAGTCGAGCGGCACCGGCCCACCGTTCTCTCTCGACGCTGCAGTGATAGAGTACGGACAATACGGAAGAAGGTAATCAACGATGGCAGGCTACACTCGTAACGACACAACAAATCAGATTGCGGATGGCAACGTGATCAATGCTGCACCCCTCGACGGTGAATTTAATGCTATCGAGTCTGCGTTCAACGTATCGTCCGGTCACACACACGACGGCTCTACAACAGGAGACGGCGGACCTATAAGTAAACTCGGTCCCTCGCAAGAAACCACTCAATCAGGAAGCACTCTCGCAACCACCACGGACATCACCGTTGCAACGGACAAGTTTATTCAATTCCGGGACAGCGGCCTGAAGATTCTGTCTAGTGCAGACGGTAAGTTAGACATCGACGCAGACACAGAGCTAGAGATGGTTGCGCCGACTGTTGACATCGACGCATCGACAGCCGTGACTATCGACACCGCCACGCTAACCATAACGGGTGCCGCCAACATAGTTGGTGACCTCGACGTTGACAACATCAACATCAACGGCACAACTATCGGTCATACAGACGACACCGACCTGATGACTCTCGCATCAGGCATTTTAACTGTTGCTGGTGAAGTGTCGATGACAACTCTCGACATTGGTGGTACGAACGTAACAGCTACCGCTACAGAACTTAACTTGATGGATGGTGGCACATCTGCTGGCACGACAGCCGTAGCAGGTGGTGATGGTATCGTGACCAACGACAGTGGCACGATGCGGCAGACTACAGTCGATACCTTCGATACATACCTCGCTGCAACATCAAAAACCCTGACGAACAAGACAATCGATGCCGACAACAACACAGTGTCGAACATCGAAGTAGACAACCTCAAGTCGGGCGTTCTCGATACGGACTTGTCGAGTGTTGCTGGTACAGATACTACCCTCGCATCTGCTAAGGCTATCAAAGCGTACGTCGATACGCAGACTGCTGCAGTTTCTACAGACCTCTCAGGAGACAGTTCTCCCCAGCTTGGAGGAAATTTAGATACAAACAGTCACAATATTCTTATTGATACCGCGCATTTTATTGGCGATGAAAACGGTAATGAACAACTGGTTTTTCAAACTACATCATCTGCTGTAAATCAGATCGATGTTACTAACGCCGCAACAGGTGGACATCCTCTCATTCAAGCGTCTGGTGATGACACCAACATCAACCTGAAGCTCGACGGCAAGGGTTCAGGTGTGGTCAATGTCGTGGACGGCCTGACTGTTGGCGGCAACCTGACAGTCAATGGCACCACCACTACCGTAGATACAACAAACACTGTTGTGAAGGATAGCCTAATTGAGTTAGGCAATGGCACCAGCGGATCACCCTCGAATGACGCCGGTATCGTTATCGAACGCGGCAGTTCTGCTAACGCCTTTATCGGCTTCGATGAGAGCGAAGACAAGTTTACAATGGGCACCGGCACTTTTACGGGTGCAGATACCGGCAACCTTAGTATCACAAAGGGTACGCTCGTTGCCGATATCGAAAGCAGCAAGCTCATTGCAACAAACGTCAATAGCAGCAACACCGGCACAGACGTTGCTATTCAGATTGGTGCCAGCAATGATTGGACTGTAGTTGTAACCTCGTCAGATGAGCTTGTATTCCGGCACAACGGTGACGCAAAGATGTTGCTGACTACGGGCGGTCACTTAAAAGTATCGGGTGACATTACAGCGTTTTCTGACTTGTCTAGCTATGATGGATCGTAAAGATGGGTGTTAACGGCGGCGCAGGAAATACAATCTCATTTAGCGAGATTCAGACGTTCTACGGTGGTTCTAATCCGATTAGCATCAGCGAATACTATCGGGGCGGATCGGAGGTGCCGACTAATGCGATAGCGGCGCAGGCTGAAACAAGCGGCACGTCGGATCAAACAATTGGCGAGTTCACTGCGGATGTTACTTCGACTTCGGCATTTACCGGCGCACTCTCAAACGGCAGTTTTGCATCTTCAATATCTATACAGTCGGACACGGCTAAAGTTGAAATTTTCAACAATCACCCGGACGAAGATGGTGGATCGTCTAGCTTAACAACTACCGTATTTCGTAACGGCTCTAGCATTGGTAATTTCGGTACATTCGACAGCACCGGAAACGGAGCGTTAATATTGGCTTGCACGATAGCTGGGCCAGCAAACAACGGCGCTGTGTCCAGCCCTAATGGCGGGACATTTTCGTCAGGTACTATAACTGCAAGTGGCACATTTCTCATGCGGGAGGTTACGAGAGCTTCTGTTACAACACATGATGTAGACTTTACTAACAATAGCTCTGCGACCCTTACCACAACATCTGGGTCTACTGGTGGCGCACAAACTTATACATCAGGACAGACTCGCAAAGTGAAAGATGACCAATCAACAAATAACTATGTGCTGGGGTACGACGCGGTTGCTGGAAACACCAACGTGCCCACCAGTGGCACAATCAACATCGACATTTTTAACGCACCCGGTAATCCTGCAGCATGAAGCTAGAACAGACAATGGAACCTGTACTTAAAACGCAGATGGAGCTAGAGGCGCATGAGAAAGAGTGTGCCATCCGGTACGCCAACGTGCAAGAAAAACTAGAGTCACTTGATAAACGCATGTGGCGCTTAGAAGCGATGATCATGGGAAGCACGATCTTAGTTGTAGCTATGGTCGTCTCCGTATTCATGGGATTTAGATAAGATGGCAGAACCTGTAGAAAAAATAGATACCGACGCTAAACTAGCTGCACAGGTAGGAGAACAAGCTGCCGGAATGCAAACAGGCATTCCTCAAGTTGAAGTCGTTCGACCGACAGTAACATCTGACACAATACAGCAGACTACAGACACGA